CCGCTGGTTCAGTATATGGGAAAACCAAGAACTTGTATGCAATTTGGATTCCATTTTATACTGGTGCGGCAGCACCAGCAACGCTTGGCGGGGTCAGATTCAACTCTGTTCTTAAATATGCAGATGCTTAAATAAACTAACTACTATTTTAACATATTATCTCCCCCCTTTAGGGGGGCCGGGGGGGCTTATCCATATACTGTGCAACATTTTAGGGTTAGGGAATATCCTGTGCAAGACCCAATCGATTAGTAGACAACGGCCGAAGGCACGTGACTCAAGTCACGTGACTGAGAATCGCCGTTAAGTATTACCTACTAATCGCCGTTCTCAACGCTCAAGTAAAAAAAATATAGCCCTAGGTCACGTGAGCAGCTAGGGCTATTTGACTCAAGGTTGACTCAACGTTGACTCATGTGGCGTCAAGCAATCGAACTTTCCATTGGTCAACGCCACACTGCGCCACACCTGGTATAAAAAGACGAGAATCCCCGCTATTCTCAAGCCAAAAAATTTTGACCTTTTCTCTGGATTGATGACTGAATGGCTACAAGAAGACAAGGAATATTTTGGCTCCTCACCGTCCCTTATCCCAATGAGACGTGCGCTCTCTTCGAATCCGGTACTCTCGCGCCAGGACTTGCATGGGCAAAAGGTCAAAGAGAAAAGGGAGAAGAAACCGGATACGTCCACTACCAAGTCTTCGTGGCATTCCGCAAGAAGGTCTCTCTTGCCGGAGTTAAAGGAATGTTTGGAAGAGAGGTTCATGCCCAGTTATCCCGTTCCGAAGCCGCCGAAGCCTACTGCCACAAGGAACTGTCAAGAGATGGAGTACCATTTGAACTTGGGGCCAAGCCAATCCGAAGAAACTCCAAGACGGATTGGGAAGCAGTATGGACCGCCGCGCAGTCCGGAGATCTTGAATCAATTCCCGCCAATGTCCGAGTGGTTTCTTATCGTACCCTGCGAGCTATTGGATCCGACTATGCGACTTGTGTCGGAATGCAAAGAACAACTTTCGTCTTTTGGGGTAGTACTGGAACGGGCAAATCACGTCGTGCATGGGATGAAGCAGGAGAAGGTACTCTAACATTTTAAAGATAGGTGCTTATTCTAAGTGCCCTAGATCCAAGTTCTGGGATGGTTATCAGAATCAATCGAATATTGTGGTCGATGAATTTCGAGGAGGCATCGATGTCTCACACTTGTTACGATGGACGGACCGTTACCCAGTACGTGTGGAAATCAAGGGCTCTTCCAGACCCCTTAATGCTTCAAGAATCTGGATTACATCTAATGTGAATCCATTGGATTGGTATCCAGAGTTGGACTTAATGACTAAAGAAGCTTTAATGAGAAGACTCACGATAACTCACTTTCCTTAATAAAAAAGATTAAAATTATGTATGGTCGTTCGAGATATATTAATAGCCGTCGCCAATCTAGTTACCGCAATCCTCGTTTTACTAGCCGTCATCGTAGGGCAACCCGTAATCGTTCCTTGACGGTTAGGCAAGCTAGAAGGCTTGTTTCTGGTAATGTGCCTTACGAAAATAGGGTTGTTTATCGAAACATAAGGGTCAGGGCTAGGATGCACAGTTGACTTAATAAAAAATGTCATTGAAACGTCACTTCGATACGGCTCTAGGGTTAGGGGGGATAGCCCCTGGTTTGTTTTATGGCTTAGGCACAACTAAAAAGTTCCGTGGTGGTAATACTCCTGAAAGGTTCCAGGTTCGTCCGGTAACAGTACAAGGTCAGGTAAGGGGTTATCGGAATTCTTCCCAAACAAAAATGAAAGTGCAAACTAGAAGAAGGAAATCAACAAGAGGTAAAAGCAAAATTGCGACTGTTAGTGCCGTAAAGCGTATGATGGCTCAAGTAATTGAAAAGAAGCAGAAAATGTATGCGGACATTGTCGCCTTCGTTACTGCCACTGGTAGTGTCAATTATGCGGTCAATTTAACAGCTCAAATTGTTCAAGGAACAACTGATGGGACAAGAATTGGGGACTCCATATTCTTAGAAAACTTGGAGGTATGTTTCGCGTTGCATACCGGGGTTGACCCTGCTTTTTACCGTTATCGTTTTATCCTTGGATGGTCAGGTGAAGAGTATAATACTGGAACGTTTTCTACCTCAAACCTTACTGCAGCTGAAGTATTGTTAGGTAGCGCTACCGAAAATACAATGTCAATTATTAACAGAAAAGCCTTTACTCCTCTTGTTGATACTATCATTGACTTGAACAGTCAAGTCAGTGGATGTCCAGATGGCAAAAGTGTAATGATGAATGTGAAGTTAAATACTAAATTTCCGTATCAAGCCGCTGGTTCAGTATATGGGAAAACCAAGAACTTGTATGCAATTTGGATTCCATTTTATACTGGTGCGGCAGCACCAGCAACGCTTGGCGGGGTCAGATTCAACTCTGTT